CGACTAGGGTGTTAACGACAATATCATCCTCATCAGTCCAATCAGGACAACGAGACATAAAGCCGTTCCAAAGATCAGCGAAAAGGTACATGATTTGAGGGGAGAGAGTACCATCGAAACGACCAAAATCACCCGCGAAACCAACGTCAGAGACTTCGAAAAGGTAGGACATCATATCATGGTAATCAGAACTCTCGCAGTCCATACCAACGGAACTAGGCGTAAAAGGATGTGAAGAGTAAAAATTGGAAAAGAAGTCAAGTCCATACATACGACCAACCATAGTAAAATCAATAGGACCATTGGCGATTATGCGCGATTTACGTGCATAGACTTTAGCGATAGGGCGCAACTCATCTTTAACAACATCTTGCCAACGACTATCGGCAATGCGCAAGCCTTGTTTAGCTAGCTGAATGCGTTCATTAAGACGAGAAACGAGAATAGGGTAATTGGCGGCGGTAGGCAGACCACCAAGAAAAAGATCACGTTTTTGCAGCTTGCGGGTAGAAAAAGGGAGACCAGCGGAACTAGAGAAATTAAGACTTTTGTGGTAGGGAAGACCTGGAATACCATTAGTGGCAACGTGGAAATCAAATTTGCGAGGAGCGTAATCAGGTATGCCCCAATAATCACGAGCACCTTCAAGAGCCACTAAAAGTAGTTGAGAAGGAAAAGGCCCAGATTGTTTAGAATATTTAGCGACACCATTAAGAAGGGGAGAAGTTCCAACATTAGGATCGCGTGGACGGGGATCGCGAGAGGAGAGAGCAGCGGGTTCCTTATCACTAGGGCCAAGACATTCATAATACGGAGAATGAACAAGATCGGTCTGCGTGGGTGAAAAGACCTGATCAATTTTCTCAACTCGACCCAGCAGAGAGAAACATTGGGAGGAAGCATTGAAGTCGGTGGGTTGGTCAGGAATAACACAAGAGGGAAGAGAAGTGATACCTTGGACAGAACCAGCGTGGGTGTTGAGGAAAGGGGTAAGATCAGCTTGAAAAACGGGTTCAGAATAACCACGACCAGTATCATTGACCGCACCAACATGAATACCAAGAATTTTGCGGGTGGTGCGTTTACCGCAACCGAAAACAAGACCACCACAATCGCCGTTCTGGGAAGG